GCTATTAACGGTACTTCCATGAAGGGTATCATGGTTAACAATGCGCTTAACGGAGACGAGTCAGTTGGTCTTTGGTTTAGCACCGGTCCTGGCAGTCACTGGAGCGGCATCAGCGGTCAACGAACTGCAAGTGCATCAACTTGGGGTACACATTTATCGTTCTACACACACGAAGACGCCGCCGTAGATTTAACTTACACGCGAGAAAGAATGCGTATCAGTTCTGCGGGTAACGTTGGTATTGGCCAAACAAGTCCAACTTATAAGTTAGATGTCAGTGGCACAGGTAGATTTACAAATACTCTAACAGTTGGTATACCAAACGGCACTGGCTCAGGTGACAACAATGTGCCTATACTATTCAGTCAAGACTACAGCGGTTGGGCAACAATGTTTGCTGGATCTAGCGGCAGTTCTAATGGTTGGGGTATTTTCTGGGCTGGCAATTCTAGCGCAGCCTACGGTACCAACGGCGCCGGCGGTCCAGGCAATATTTTTAGTAATAGCAGTAATCCCAACGAGCTAGTATTTGTTGGTAATGGAAGAACAGATTGGTCTTTACAACTTTATGATGGTAGAGTATGGCAACGTGGAGCATTCTTTTGTGCAGGCGACGTATACTCAAGCTATTCTGATCTACGATTAAAAACTGTTTTAGGTAAGATAGAACGTGCTGTAGATAAAGTACAAGCAATTGAAACTTTCTACTACGAAGCCAACGAAACGGCATTAGAACTAGGAGCAAGCAAAGGTCGCAAGATTGGTGTAAGTGCTCAAAGTGTCAAAGAGGTATTACCTGAAGTTGTAAATACAAGTCCACTATCAGAAGAGTATATGACCGTACAGTACGAAAGGCTTGTACCGTTACTGATAGAAGCAACCAAAGAGCAACAAAAAATGATTGAACTACTACAAAAAGAACTAGCAGAACTGAAAAGCAAGTTGGGAGTAGAATAACATGGCATTTATTGCAGGTGGCGCTAGTGCAGGATCAACTGGTATTACTGCGCCTTCCTTTACCACAGGCACAAGACCTAGTAGCCCTATCGAAGGGCAGATAATTTACAATACTACTAATCAACTGCTGGAAGTATATGCCAATGGCCTATGGCGCCCAGTTAATAATAATGCAACTTCGTCTGGATTTTTATACAGACAAATTATCACAACTAGCTACGTCATGGGCGGCTACAAGGATAGTAGTCCTTGGCGTAATGTTAATAGGATGGTACACGCTACAGATATCTGCACTAACTTGGGTGATCTGTTAACCCATGTTGCAGTTTACACCAGCGGTGCATGTAGTTTGACCAAAGGATTTATTTGGGGAACAAACACGTTTGGTGCTGGTACAGTAACCTGCGCTATAAATCTTGCCACAGAAACTACAGCAGGAACTAACAGTGTTTGGGATATGAAGAACAGTCGAGATGACATGGGCACAGGTTTTCAAGAGCATCTGTATGCCTATATTACAGGTGGTGCAACCACTGCCGTTGATGTATTCAATTTGACCAACGAAACTATGTTGTCAAATCTTTCTCAAGCTAGTTACGTAGGCGCAGGAACTGGTGCAAGTGCAATCAGCGATGAAAAATCTTGCTACTTCTGGGGAGACAGCGGCGCCGTTACTAAATTTATTTTTAACACGCATACTTATTATTATGATCAAACACAACGAGGTCTTGATAGAAACGTAGGACTTGGCAGTGGTGGAACATTGTTTGGACCTGAATACATTAGACAAACATACTATGGATCAGGATCTAATTTAAATATAGCCCCGGGAGCTCATGGCCAACAAAAAGGCATCAATAGTAAAGTAGGCAAAGGTTATGGTGGCAATGAAGGTACATATAATGGCGGCTATAACCTACGAAGATTTGTATTCAGTACTGAAACTTATACCACAGTGTCTAAACCTATAGGTAATAGTGGAGAAGAAAACTTTGACATGGGACAAGCCCACCAATACATGATGGGCATGTATGATGGAGCACAAAATAATCGTGGATGGAAATTTACCTACAGCACAGATTCGGGATTTGAATTAAGTACAGGTTCTTTAAGAACAGGTGTACCCGGTGGAAGTTCCGGACACTGCGTATGGAAGTAATTTGGAGATAAAATGGCATTTAAGATCAACAATACAACAATTATGGATACTACGGGAATTAATGTCCCTACATTCGTATCATCGGGTCGCCCGGCAAGTCCAATAACAGGACAGATAATTTATAACACGCAAACTAACTTCATGGAAATTTATGACCAGGGGTTATGGAAAGACGTTACGCAAAACGTCAGCGGCGGCGCATTCCTATATAGACAAATTATTTCTACCGGATACGTACTAGGTGGTTATAAAGATGTTAGTCCTTGGAAAAACGTAAATCGTATGGTTCACTCTACAGACGTTATGACTAATCTAGGAGATTTGTTAACATACGCCGGTGTTTACACCAGTGGAGTGAACAGTTTAACTAGAGGATTTTTATGGAGTGCTGACGATAGTTGGCCAGGAACTAGCGCACAAACTGTAGCTATAAATCTTGCCACAGAAACAAATGCCGGCATTAACAGTGCTTGGAATATGAGCACAGGTCGCAACGATTGCGGTACTTGTTTTAAAGAACACTTATATGCGTATATCACAGGTGGCGGCAGCGGAGCTCTAGACTTGTTTAATTTAACTACTGAAACTATGAGTGTTGGAGGAACTAGTCCAGGCGTCAGCGGAGATGAACAAGGCGCTGTTACAGGACTTAGTGACGAAACAGTTGGATACTTTATATCAACATCTGCTAGAAAGATTAATTTTGCAAATGCCACATCTTACACTGTAACCACCCCTGGCGGTGGCGCTAACAGTACAAGTGGTCAACAAAAAGTTTTTAATAGTAAATTAGGTCGCGGATATTTTGGTAATGAGGGGACTTACAATGGAGGTTATAATCTCCGTAGATACGTAGTTTCAACTGAAACTTATACCACCGTAGCCAAACCTATTGGTAACAGTGGAGAAGAAAACTTTGACATGGGACAATCTCATCAATATATGATGGGCATGTACGACGGAGCACAGAATAATAGAGGTTGGAAATTTACCTACAGCACAGATTCGGGATTTGAGCTAGGAGCAGGGTCTGTTAGAACAGGTGTGCCAGGCGGAAGTTCTGGCCACTGTGTATGGAAATGATAATTATATACATACAAAAAGAGGAAGTAAATGTCAAAAGAATTAACCACAGAACACGATAATTTAATAAATTTGTCTATTAGCAGATCTTGGACTATGCCCGAATTTAAAATTAAAAACTTTGTGGGCAATGCTCAAATTACACCATACGCTAAACTTAAACAGTACTTAACTGAGTTAAGCGGACGTCAATCTGCTGTCGAAAATATGGAATACGAGCATAAAAAGTTAGAATTGCAGATCGAATTAGAAAAAGAATTTGCAGAATTAGCAGATAGTCCTGCCAAAAGAAAATTACACGAACTAGAAGTATTCAAATTAACTACTATGTTTGAAAAATCTTCATATCGACTGCGTGACACCTATGCAGAAAGAGATCTATATATAAAAGTCATTGAGGATTTTAACAACAGTCCCGAAGCTAGGTTGCCTGATGGCCGACTGCTAATGGATATTTTGGATGATGCAGTAATCTGCGAACAGCTAGAAAGAGAACATTGGACATTGAGATTAGCCAAACAAACAGCCATGGATATGATAGCCTATGGTCGTGCAGGAGTTGGTAACATGGAAGCTGTAACTATGTTAGAACCTGATCAGCAAATGGATGTAATGAAGATAGCCTGCGAGTTCTTCATTAGAAATGAAAATAGAACAACGGCATTATTAAATGCTACCAATGAAGCACTAATGGCAAATAGATTGCCACCGTCTGCACTAACAGCACAGTTAGTGTTCAATGGTCAACAAATAACTGTTTCAAAACAAGGAGAATAATAAAATGTACCTACTATTTAAAAATCTAGGAGAACAACGACAAGGATTAGTTAAGCGTGTCGGCGGCTATCTTGACTATGTAGTAGGTTTTCTTGACGACTCTGTTAAAGACATAGTTCCTATTTCACACTTAGATGCAACAATAATAGATGAAGAAGCCGTAGCACTAGCATGGAAGTTTGCGGCAAATTATACTGGATATGTATCAGTTAGAGCAAATACATTAGCCAACGATCAGCTAGATATAATTTCTAGTGGAGAACCTGAAGGCACTAAAGTTAAGTACTACTTAACAGATGATGATAAAACAAATGCTGCTAAGTTTATGAAAATTGCTTTACGAAAAATTCTTGACGAAGTTTATGACCGTAGATTTGCACAATTAAATCTAGAAGTGTCTACATTGGAAGCAACAACGTGGTCAACTCAACTAGCCGAAGCACAAGCATTTCAACTCGATAATACTGCGTTAACTCCAACATTAACTGCCCTTGCTACCGCTAGAGGTATTACAACTGCAGAAATGGTTAACAAAGTAATTACTGCGTCTAATAACTACAATGCACAGGTAGCCAGCATGTTAGCCGCCAAACAAGTAGTCGAGGCTGAGATTAAGGCTTGCCAAGTTATCACTGATTTGAACGTATTAATACATCAAAGATTTGGCTATAATATGCCTGTAAAACAGCAAGAAGCTCTTGGATATCAAGGAAGTTCAGTGTATAATTTGTAAATGTTCTCCATACCAATTAACTTCAAATTAGACGAAAAACAATTTAAAGAATTTTAC